AACCCTTTACCAGCACCTATGTTGTTCTATCCTGTACCTATGTACCTACCTATTATATTATTATTATTATTATTATTATATATATAAGGGATAGGGAAAATATAGGAACAGGTAACTTTTTACTCTTAGTCGGCACAGGTTGGAACGTAGGAACACTTTATAGTCTCAAATGAGTCTCATTTTGTTATTTTTTTATATTGAACTACCATGTGTTTATGACTTCAATAAATGATTTACAAAACGATCATAAAAATGCCCGCAAGCGTACTGATCGTTCTTCAAAACTTATAAAGGAATCATTACAAAAATTTGGTGCTGGAAGATCAATAGTGATTGATGAAAACAATCGCATACTTGCAGGTAATGGAACAATTGCTGGAGCAAAAGCAGTAGGGATAAAAAATTTAAAAGTAATTGAAACTGATGGTAATGAAATTATTGCCGTAAAAAGAACTGGATTAACAGAAGATGAAAAGGTTGGTCTTGCACTTGCAGACAATAGATCCTCCGACCTTTCAGAATGGGATTTAGATATGCTTGAAGAACTTAGTCAAGAGCATGACCTTAACCCCTGGTTTGATAATGATGACTTAAAAGAACTACTTGGAGAGACAGAAGTATTACCAGCAGAGGGGTTAACAGACCCTGATGATGTTCCAGAGGTACCAGAAGAACCAATAACAAAAGAAGGTGATTTATATATTCTTGGCAATCACAGGCTTTTATGTGGTGACTCAACAAACATTCTTCACGTTGAAAAATTAACTGATAGTAGAAAAATTGATGCAATAATTACAGATCCTCCTTATGGCATTAATGCTAATAAACAAACACTTGGCACAGGTAAAAAACAATTTTATCGTGGCAATGATTGGGATTCTGAAAGACCTGATATAAGCTGGATTCAAGCATTTGCACCGATTCAAATTATTTGGGGTGGTAATTATTTCACAGACATTTTACCTCCCACAAATAATTGGCTTTGTTGGCACAAAAAAAATGATGGTCTTTCATTTAGTGAGTTTGAAATGGCATGGACAAATTTGGGTAAAAATTGTCGTATTTTGTCTCATCATTGGGGTGGCGAACAAAAAATACATCCAACTCAAAAACCATCTGCTGTAATTGAATGGTGCTTATCATTTACTCAAGGCACAGTTTTTGATCCTTTTGCTGGATCAGGCACAATACTTATTGCTGCTGAACGTCTAAAAAGACAAGCATTTTTAATGGAACTTGATCCAAAATATTGTGATGTAATAGTTAAAAGGTGGGAGGATTTTACAGGTGATAAAGCAAAACGTGTATCATTTAATTAATGGGTAAAAAAGGATCAAAAGCTGAAACCATAATCAGGTCACAGAAGTTTGCTCGTATTATTGCAAATGGTGGCCGTAGATCCGATTGCGTGCGTTATGCAGCCGAGAATTGGGGGGTGGGGGAAAGAGCTTGTTGTAAGTACATAAACATAGCTAGAAACGAGCTAAAAAAGGATTGGGATATGGAAAGACCCCAGATGGTGGCTGACCTTTTAGCACAATGTAGCACCCTACAGATGGAGGCTAGAAAAAAAGGTCATTATCATATTGCTCTCGGTGCGATCAATACAGCAGCTAAACTTGCACAAATTGTTTCGTGAGCATCTTAGATACAGTACAATCTGGAAAAGTTTTATATCAAGCTGGTGCATATAATCTTCCTACTGCACAACAAGCAATAGATAGGATTTATGAGGATCTACTTCCTCATCAAGAAAAATTTTGCAATGATATGCAACATCGCAAACTTGCATTAGTTTGTGGTTTTGGTGCTGGTAAGACAGTTGGATTAGTTGCAAAGGCAACAATAATCGCAGCGATGAATATTGGTAATGTTTCTGCACTTTTTGAGCCAACTCATGCCATGTTGATTGACATACTTGTGCGAACTTGTAATGAACTGTTTGACCAGTGGCAGATACCTTTTTCTTATAGAGCATCTCCTTTGCCTTCATTTACTTTGGAATTTGAGGAAGGCACACATACGATTTTGCTTAGAACGATGCTTACTTATCAACGATTACGAGGTCAAAACCTGTGTGCAGTGGGATTTGATGAGGCAGATACCATCCCAAAACGAGATGCAGAGAGTGCAATGAACATGGCACTTGCAAGACTTAGATCAGGTAATGTTCAACAGTTTTATGCAACAACAACTCCTGAAGGTCATGGTTGGGCATTTGAAACATTTAAAAAAGATCCGAAACCTGATACTAATTTGATTCAAGCAAGAACCGAGGACAATAAATATTTGCCTGAAGGATTTATTGAATCATTAAAAGCTAATTATCCAGATCAATTAATAAAAGCGTATCTTAACGGAGAATTTGTAAACCTCACTATGTCTGCTGTATATGATCGCTTTGACAGAAATATTCATGTATGCAATCAACTGCCAAGTTATAACAATGAAATCTTGCGTGTAGGTTTGGATTTTAACATTCAGAATACTAACTGTGTCATAGGGGTGCGTGATGGCAATAAGTTAGTCATAATAGATGAAATTACTAAAATGCACGATACGGATGCAATTTCGCAAGAACTGCTGAGAAGGTATCCAAATCAAAAGATTTTAGTTTACCCAGACGCTTCAGGAGGTAATCGTTCTACAAATGCTTCAGCAACCGATATATCCATTCTCGAATCTTACGGCTTTACCAATATGTCGCCAAGATCGAACCCCCCAATCAAAGATAGAGTCTCGGCTGTTAATGCTCTTCTCAAGAACGGCAAAGGGGAAGTCCGTCTGGCGATTAGCCCCTGTTGCAGAACCTTAATAGAATGTTTTGAGCTACAGGCTTACGATGAGAGGACAGGAGAACCCGATAAACAAAATGGATATGACCACATTCTTGATTGTATTGGCTATCTAATCTGGCGTGAATTTAATCCATTATATTTCCGTTCTGGTAAAGGTACTGGAATTAGGCTTTATTAGTATTATTCTTTAAACTATAGTTAGTAGTATTAATGGACTTTTAAAATGTACTCAGGTTATAACCATTACAACAGGCAGAAGTCAGCAGTTGGAACGACAATAATAGATCCTAATAACGCATGGTTTGCACAAGAACCTCACTGGCCTTTGATAGAAGATTTAATTGGTGGAACATATCAGATGAGAAGTCGTCATAGAAAATATTTACCACAAGAACCTAGGGAGTTAGATGAGTCTTTTGACAATCGTTTGGCTAGAAGCGTCTGCCCTCCTTATTTCATCAGGTTGGAGAAGTTATTAGCTGGTATGTTGGTGCGTAAACCTGTGAGATTAAATGATACAAGTGATGATATAAGACTACATATGTTCGATGTTGATTTAGAAGGTAATGATCTGAATGTATGGACATATGAAACTGCAAGAAAAATGATTCGTTATGGTCATGTCGGGGTTCTTGTAGATGCACCTGCTGCTGGACAATCGGGCAGACCTTACTGGATTACCTACACGCCAAGACAGATATTAGGTTGGAGAACAGAGATGTCAGAGGGTAAGTTAAAACTTACACAACTTAGATTATTAGAAAAGGTATTTGAACCCGAAGGATTGTATGGAGAAAAGGTTGTAGAGCAGGTTAGATTACTAACTCCTGGTGCTTATGAGATACATAGAAAAGGTAAAAACAATGAGTATGTAAAGTTTGATGAAGGAACAATGAGTTTACCTGAGATACCTTTTGCTGTTGCTTATGCAAACAAGATTAATTTTCTAGAGTCAAGACCACCGATGGCTGACATTGCAGAATTAAATCTCAAGTCGTATCAATTACAATCAGACCTATCAAACCAGTTACATATATCAAGTGTACCGATGTTGGCATTTTTTGGCTTTCCACAAAACAGTGAAGAGGTCAGTGCTGGACCAGGAGAAGCGATTGCATTTCCAGCAGAAGGTAGAGCAGAATATATTGAGCCTAATGGTAATAGTTTCAATGCACAGTTTGAACAGATTGATCGTGTAGAGAAACAAATCAATGAGTTAGGTTTGGCAAGTATTCTTGGTCAGAAGTTAAGTGCAGAAACAGCAGAATCAAAAAGAATAGATAGAAGTCAGGGTGATAGCACGATGATGGTCATAGCACAGCAGATGCAAGATATGATTGATAACTGCTTACAGTTTCATGGACAATATCTTGGTAGTGATGCTGGAAGTTGTTTTGTTAATAGAGATTTTGTTGCACAAAGATTAGAACCACAAGAGATCCAATCATTGTTGCAGCTTTATACAGCAGGTACGATCACACAGGAAACATTACTTACACAATTACATGAGGGTGAAATATTAGGTGATGAATTTGATGTCGAAGAAGAGATAGAAGCAACAGAATCTGGTGGTTTACGAGAGATGTCAGAACCTATCGAAGAGGCAGAAGAATCTATGCCCGAACAATCAGCAGAACCAGAAGATGAATAATGTCGATACCTGAAAAGTTTTATCGCAACCAAATCGACCTTAATAGATATGAAAATGATTTGGCAGCAAGGTTGATTGATACCTTCAACAAAATAATGATAGATGCTGCACAGCGTTTACAAAAAATACCAGTAGGACCAGGATTAGATAAAACAAGAGCGATCAGATTAAAAAGCATATTGAAACAGGTAAAGACAGACTTAGATAGATGGAGAAACAGCAGTCTTGGCATTATGGTCAAAGAACTAAAAGATGTTGCTGACATACAAAAAGATTTCATTGAGGGGTTACTTGAAGATATTGCACCACCTGAGTTGGCTGGTCAGATTAATGCTTTACAGATAGACCCAGACTTTGTAGATAGATTGATAAGATTTGACCCTACCAAAAGTAATCAGATTGGTTTACCAAGAGGTAAGGTTTTTGATGTTTTTAAAGATACGACAAGTATGCAAGCAGTGCAAAGTAGATTTGCTTTGACGGCTGGTGTAGGAAAAGAAATAGTATTACCTAATGGTGATGTTGTAGCAAAAGCATTTCGTGGTCTTACAGAAAGAACAGCCGATAGATTTGCTCACACTGTAAGACAAGGACTATTGGAGGGTAGAAGTTTACAGAGAATACAAAGGGAATTGATCGGAACATTAGATTTTAACCCAAGATCAAAAGGTGGAGTTGTTACTTCTTTGAGTAACGCCCAGACAAAAACACTTGTCAAAACAACAGTAAACCAGTTAAGCACTGAGATTAGTAGAAAGAGTTACCAAATAAATCCAAAGATCGTAAGAAGATGGGAATATTCTGCGGTGCATGACCAAAAAACATCTGCAATCTGTAGAGCATTAGACGGCAAAAGATATAAAGTTGGTGAGGGTCCATACCCACCACAACATTTTAATTGCAGGTCTGTTGATATACCGATACCGATTGGACCTATTACTGGCAAAGAATTTGTACCTGATGGTGAAACTTATGGTCAATGGTTTGATAAAAAAGTAGCAGACCTCAATAAGAAGGGAGATGACAAGGGTACAGCTTATGGACAGAAAGTATTAGGAAAGCAGGGGTTTAGTATGTACAAAAGGTTAAGAAGTAAATATAATTCACCGACTGAAGCGATGCGTAAGTTTATAAAGAACGATGGATCAAGAAGAACAATAGATCAGTTAATGGCTATATACAAGAAAAAATAGTAAGATAAATTTAGTTGCTTTTACTAATTATGCCTGGACATTATGGCTCAATGAAACCCAAAGGTAAAAAGAAAAAGAAAAAGGGTGGCAAGAAATAATGGCAAAAACATTAGCAGAAAGGTTGTCTGAAGCAAAGAAGGCAGCAAAAGTTACAAAACCAAAGAAAAATGCCAAAGCAGAGAAAAGTACCAAAGGATAAAAAAACTGGTGTACCGAAAAAATATCTCAGTGGTGCAAAAAACAGAAGTGCAAAAGCTGCTGAGATAAAAAGAACTGCTGAAGCGTACAGAAAAGGAGAGTATATTGATATAAAAGCTATACAAAAATCAAGGGTTGCTCAAGATGGCAGAAAAACCAAAAAGAAAACCTCTAAGCGAGGCCGTAAAAAAAAGTCTTAAGAAAAAGGCTGAAGGAACTAAGTTTACTTATGGACAGTTAGCTGCTGTTTATAGGAGAGGTCAGGGTGCATATCTAAGCAGTGGATCAAGAAATGTAACTATGGGTGCATGGGCTATGGGTCGTGTAAATAGTTTTGTAAGTGGTAAAGGTGGAGCAAGAACGGCTGATGCTGACTTACTAATAAAGAAAAAGAAATGAGTATAAAAAGAGGAGGCCATACATTTGAAGGGGTTGATAAACCTATAAGAACCCCAGGTCATTCAAGTGGTAAGTCTCATGCAGTTGTAATAAAACAGGGCGATGGTTATAAGTTAATTCGTTTTGGTATGCAGGGAGCAAAAACCAAACCACCAAGAAAAGGAGAATCAGAAGCAGACAAGGCAAAGCGTAAAAGTTTTAAGGCAAGACACGCAAAAAACATTGCTAAAGGAAAAACAAGTGCTGCATATTGGGCAAATCGTGTAAAATGGTGATATAACTTAATTAAGGCTACGCTTTATTACATGGCAGACGAAAAAGAAACAGTGGCTACGCCACCAACACCAACACCTAATGCTGAAGTTGAAGCATTGAAAGAATCAGTAAAAAAACTAGAGGCTAAAAATTACGAACTGATTGGTAAACTGCAAAACCAAAAGAAAGCAGTGCCTGATGATTATGACACGCTTGTTGCCTATAAACAAAAACATGAGCAAGAGGCTTTAGAAAAAGAAGGTAAATATACAGAGGCAAAACAAGCGATGGAACAGCAGTATCGTGATAGATCGGCTGAAGATAAAAAACGCATTGAAGAACTAGAAGCAAGAAACAGAGAACTTGAATTGATTGCACCAGCAATGCAAGCACTATCTGAAGTCACTCATGATCCAGAACTTGTATTAAATAACTTTGTACCAAAAGAACAGATACAGATTAAAGAAGGCAGACCAGTTGTAATTGATGGTTATGAACAATTACCTGTGGCAGATTATGTCAAAAATAAATTAGAGAAAGAAAAGCCTTACTTATTAAAAAAAGCACCAGCAGTTGGTGGAGGAGCACCCATTTCAAGACCTTCTGGAGGGGGTGAAGTTACCGAAGAAATGATTAAGCCATTTCTAAAAAATTCAGAAAATCTTACTGAACAGTCAAGAATCTTTAAGGTTTATGGTGTAGATACATGGAAAAAGTTGCGAGAAATTGCAAAAACTCGCTAGAATATTAATTAAATTCTGTTACGCAGAATAAATATTTAGGGTTACGCCCACACCGTTTAAATTTATTTTAACAACACATGGCTGTTTTAAGGAGTGACATCATCATTCCAGAAGTATTTACGCCTTATGTTATAGAGCAAACAACCGCCAGAGATGCGTTTCTCGCAAGCGGTGTGGTAGCACCTATGGCAGAGCTAAATGCAACTGAGGGTGGTGATTTCGTAAACGTACCATTTTTCTCTGCAAACCTAAGTGGAGATTTTGAGGTACTTTCAGATTCAAGTTCATTAACACCAGGTAAGATTTCTACCGACAAACAAGTTGGTGTAATTTTACATAGAGGTCGTGCATTTGAATCTAGAGATTTAGCTGCACTAGCTGCTGGTTCTGACCCTATGGCTGCAATAGGTCAAAAGATCGGAGCATATATCGCAAACCAAAGACAGAAAGATTTACTTGCTTGTCTTGATGGAGTATTTGGTTCTATCAATGCGAACTCAAACAGTTCAGCTTTCTTTGATCTTTGTATTGATTCAGAATCTGGTGACACACCTACAACATTGAGTCCTAGACACGTTGCAAAAGCAAAATCAATCCTTGGCGATCAAGGCGACAAGCTTACAGCAGTTTGTATGCACAGCAAAGTTTACTATGATCTCGTTGAGAGAAAGATGGTTGACTATGTTCTTGCATCTGACGGCAATGGCGGTTCTGCTACTGCTTCAGGTGGTACTATCGCACCTGCATATGGTGGAGATAATACTGTTCCTACATACTGCGGACTTTCAGTAATTGTTTCAGATGACGTTTCTACTACAGGTAGCGGATCATCAACTGAGTACAGTACTTATTTCTTTACAACAGGTGCAGTCGCTAGTGGAGAGCAAGCAGGTCTAACAACTGAGACAGATAGAGACATTCTAGCTAAATCTGATGCTATGGCTATTGACCTTCATTACACTTATCACCCTGTTGGTTCTAAATGGGCTGTTACTACAACAAATCCAAACAGAACACAACTCGCAACAGTAGGCAACTGGTCGAAAGTCTACGAGACAAAGAACATTGGTATCGTTAGAGCTACTAACGTATCTACTCAAGACTAGAGGTAA